CTATGAGAATTTCTACGGATTCCACTTCCGTTCTATTCAGAGCATCTACCGCTCACCAACTCTTATCAAGGTTCCGTTCAGCTTGGAAAATAAGCGCGGTATGAAGCAGTTGGACATGGACAAGTTTGCCATTGATGAATATCAAGCCGTGCGGGACTTTGACATTCTATCCACAGTTAGTTCTGGTGGATATGCTATGTCGTTGTTGGGTGTGGATCCTATCAATCAGTCGATGACGAAGAACACGTACAATCCTAACCAGATCAAAAAGCTCTACCCAAATGCTCCAATGAGCGATGGTGGAGAGCTATTCAAGAAATACAGCACTCATGCGCTCACCTATCTACAAGCAGACGGTATTGAAAATTGGATCAAGCGTATCATGAGTCTTGCTCTTCTCAACAGTTCCGTTTATGAAGTAACTGTTCCCGGTAACATGGGATTGAATGTCGGAACCATGGTCAACCTACGTATTCCATACACCGTGACACCGGCTGAAGGTGACATGTGGGATAAGAACAAGGGTGGTAAATTCATGGTTGCCGCAACCAATCACAAATTTGATCTAGTCAACCATAAGTACAGTTCCCTCATGATGGTGGCTAGGGATTCCCTACCGGAATCCGTTCCCGCCTATGATAAGACTCTACCTGACAAAATTGCGAAGATGAACACATGAACGACATGCGCTACTTTCTAGGCAAGGAAGGATTCATCTGGTGGATGGGTGTGGTCGAAGACCGCAACGATCCGGAACAGTTGGGTCGCGTGCGCGTGCGCTGCTTTGGCTGGCACACGGATGATAAGAGTTTGATCCCCACAGATGCATTGCCTTGGGCGCATCCTGTGCATCCGGTTTCTGTGCCAGCCTCTTACACTCCGAAAGAGGGCGATTGGGTTGTGGGTTTCTTTGCGGATGCCAACTCCGCGCAACACCCGGTCATTCTCGGCGTACTCACCGGCAAGCCTAAGCTCAAGCCGGATACCGGGCTAGGCTTCTCTGATCCCGCAGGCGTGTATCCAAAGCGGCTGAATGAGTCTACGATGAACCGTCTGAGCCGTGGTCGCAAGGACGGTACGATTCATGAGACTCGCTCGCGCAATCTCAAGCAGGGAGTGAAAGTAGTCGGTGGTTCCACATGGAACGAACCAGAGCCTACCTTTGCTCCGCAGTATCCATTCAACTTCGCGATTGAGTCTGAGTCAGGTCACTCATTTGAACTGGATGATACCACAGGCGCAGAGCGCGTTCACCTAGCACATAAGAACGGAAGCTACATTGAGTTCGATGCGCAGGGCAACCGTGTCGAGAAGATTGTCAAAGACAAGTTCACAGTAGTCGTCGGCAACGATAGCGTTTCCATCGACGGCGTGTGCAACATCACGGTCACTGGCGACTGCAACCTCAAGACGGGTGGAAGCCTCAATATCGAAGCGGCTAAGAACGTCAATATCTCCGCAGGCAAGGATGTTCGCATCAAAGCCGGTGGCAAGTTCATGGCAGAAGGCAACACCGTGGACGTAAAGGGCAAGGGTGCCGTCAAGGTAGGCGGCGGTGGCAAGTTGTCGCTCAAGGGCAAGTCCACGGCTGTCCAAGGATCGTCCGTCACTCTCGGTGGCAAGGTATCCAACAAGGTCAAGACTAAGCATGGCATTGGCAAGATTCTGCCGACCGGCTCCGCAGCCTCTCCATCTAACACCGGCTTGAAGAGTCCATCATGATGAAGACCATCTACGAACAAGCAATCGCCGCTCAGAAAGCCATCTTCGATATCATGAATGGTCGTCGGGGTGGTTTGACTAAGGCTGACGTAATTCCGTTCGAAGACACCATGAATGGGCTGTCGGGTGAAATCGTCAATCTGGAACCGGACCTACAACGAGTCATTCAGAACAACAACGTCGAGATTATCGCAAGAGGCAACTCTGCGGGTGTGTCCGTCGAGCTTCATGACTCCGTGCTGCCGAAGGAAGACCGTGCCAAGACCGAGTTTGATGTAACCACACTCACGGCAAAGCAGTTGTATCCACGCACCGAAAGTGTGCAGATCATACGGGATGATATGGGAGACAGTCCGACTGTCACCGTAGCAAATGTAGCTACATTTGTTGCAAATGTTACTACGGATACCATCGTCCTTTCCGAAGAGGACGAGATTGATCCTGTGTTCGAAGAGATAGATCAGGAAGCCGAGGATCAGGTCGAAGAGCCTCTCGCAACGCAACAGAATGAAACCGTACCGTATCTCTCGGATGCGATGACGCAGCTTGCTCTGACAGCCGCAGCCAATGCCAATGGGTTGCAAGCAGGTCTGACTACCTTCTCGTACAACCCGCTCGCATCACTGATTGACAACACTAAAGCACTACTGCTCTACTACACCGAGAACAACTACGCCAATCTGAATACTGCGTTGTCGGGTGTGAACAACGATCCGTCCCTATCCTCTCAGTGGAAGGAGCTACAGAACTCCATCGGCGGTAACGATGGTCTGTCAGCCGCCGTCGCTCAGTTGGACAACTTCAAGGATCACACCGACCGGCTATCCGGACTGGTGTTGGATGAAGACTCTCCGAATGCCGAGCCGACCGACGATTCGGTGGACGACTTCCTCACCCTGAATGACTTCTCGGGTGGTCCAACCCTGATCTTCTCGTTCAACGCTCGCAAGTTCCGTAGCGCAAAGTATCTCATTCAGGCATCGGCTGACCTCACGGATCGTGGGCATCAGGGTACGGAAATCTACATTCTGCATGACAATCACCACGCATTCACCCGCGAAGTGACTGGCATCTATACGCAGGAGCCGTTTGTCACGTACACCACGCGCCTTTTGAACAATAACGTGGAGGTCTTTGCCACTTCCAACGTTTCTAACACTAATTTCGTGATCACTGGCACCCGTCTACAGATTGCGAAGGCATCCAAGACCTATGCCGAAATGAGCCAACAGAAGGTCATCGAACTCCACGAACTCATGGCAGTCTATCTGGACGACGGCGTGGACTACGTTGCCCTTTGCTCTGCGTCCTTGCTCATGCCGTCCCTTGTGGCTAATCTCGGTCGAGAGTTCCGCGACATGTTGAACACCATATCGAACGGTGGATTCTTGTCTCAGTCTACGCCTCAGAAGCAGGCTGGATTGCTCCAATGGGCATCTACCCTGCGCACTCGTTGGGGAGAGATTCAGGCTCAGATGGATGCCGACTGGAACAACTTTGTGGAAACGCGGCGCAAGACGGAAGCGTTCGACATTGCCTACAACCTGACGGTCGCATACACCGACGAGAGTGGCAATGCCATTCCGTCAGCAACGCTAAATAGTGCGACAATCCAAGCTATTGAAGCAGATGAGGAATGATGGCAGTCACCAAACGACAATTCAGCGACATTGACCTCAACTTTACGGCTCACCCTATTACCGGGGATGTGGCTAAGAAGGTGGGTGACGATGCCATTATTCAGTCGATTGTGACCCTTCTGCTTTCTGGAAAGTATGAGAGGTTGATGCAGCCGAATATCTATTCCAACCTCAAAAGAAATCTGTTTGAGCCGTTGGATAGTATTACCGCATCGTCCCTCAAGAATGAGGTCGAGTCTGTTATCGGTAAGTATGAGCCTAGAGTCAGTCTGACCGAGGTTAATGTGACACCAGACTATGACAACAACGGATACACAGTTACCATAACCTTCTTCATTGTCAATCAAACGAATCCTATTACGATTGACCTATTCCTAGAGAGAATTCGATAATGAAAACGTTCAAACAACTAAGAGAAGGCTTGATGTATCAGGGTAAGCCTATGCTACCCAAGACCAAAAAGCCAGAACAGACGGTCAAGAAAGCCACTGTCGGTGGTCACAAGACGTTCCAGAAGAGAGCAAGTAGGAAGATCGGACAATGACCACGCCAACCAAGATCACAGAACTGGACTTTGACACGATCAAAGCCAACCTCAAGGAATACCTCAAGACGCAGCCGGAATTCACCGACTACAACTTCGACGGTAGTGGCTTGAGTATTCTGTTGGACGTTCTAGCCTACAACACGCACTACATGGGCTACTACATGAACATGATGGCTAAC